TTCCCTGCATACAACTTGGTAGCGTGTGGCCCATAAACTATTTGGCTCTTACCTTTGTCGTCTTTAATCTGCCGTAAATCAGGGTACAGCAGCTTCATTCCGTTGGGCAATTCTATCTCACCCTTACGGAACGTAACGCATTTATACACCATTTCTTTACCCCCTACAAGGGATTTGTGCATGGCGTGGTCGCACATGCTCCAGAACGAAACCACAGGGTACGCAGTTCTCCTATAAGTGTCTATGATAGCTTTGGCAGCAAGGCTGTGGTACACCAAATCTTGGGTAGAACAAGTGTGGGGAATCTCCATCAGCTTCTCTTCGTTGCCATCACAGTTTGCAAACGACTGTGCGTACTCAGAGTTAACCCCCAACAGCTTGGCAAAGTCTTTGCTGTACCTTACTGGAGGAGCGCCAAGGAACCCTGTCAGAAGTTGTTGTGCAAAAGATGCCCACCCTAACCCATACCCGCAACCCAGCAACGCAGACTTGGCAGACTGACGCAGGTCAGGATGGCTGTCCTTTGTCATGCCGGGGATGTTAAACATCTGTGCCCCGAACGCAGCGTAGGGGTCAGCGCCTGATCGAAAAATGTCCAGCATGTCCTCGTAGTCCGACAGCCACGCCAGCACACGCGGCTCAATCTGCGACAAGTCGCCCACCACCAACTGCTGCCCCTCGGGGGCCATGATCGCTTTGCGCAAGAACGAGTTGCGCTTCAAGTTCTGCATGTTGATGGCGCTCCCCTTGCTGGCCGTCCAGCGCCCCGACAGTGCTCCGTAATAGCTCAGCGGCACAGGCAGCAGGCCACGCTGGGAGATTTCTAAAAACCGCTGCGCCCGTGTGCGCTCAGTCGTTGACTTGACCTTAAGCCTAGCTTCACACAGTGTCTTTACGTCCTCGTTGTCCCCATTGAGTAGGGCTTGGAAGTGGGCATCGTTCTTTGCCAACGCCAGCGTCTGCTTGCCTGTGGTCTTGCTGGTTTTCATAGGCGGCGACACGCCCAATTTATGTAGCAGTTCCGCAAACTTGGGGTTGGATGCCAAGTGTTTCTCGTCTATGTCAAGACGTTGCAGTAAACCCTCACGTATTGTTCGCTCCTCCTCAATGGCTTTAACAAGCATCTCTTGGTCAAGCAGCAACACCGGCTCGGTGTACATTTTGAGCGTTATGTCGATGAGGCGTAGTTCCGAAGTAGGGTATCCAACAACGAGACGCTTGAATATTTCTTCACACAGGTGTACGTCATGGGCGCAATAACTAGCAAGTTCACTCTCCCCGGCGGGGGTAAGCTCCAATAATCCATCAGTGGAGTGAACAGCAGTACCTTTTGGGGGGAGAGAAAATTCCAGTGCGAGTCTGGCAAGACTGTTGCCAACCTCCACGCCTCGTAAAGCTCGCGCCATTGATAGTGTGTCGAAGATAAAAGTGGGTCGGACGTTATACCGCCAAGAGAGGATGGCAATATCGAATTGGGCGTTATGTGCAAGCACGGCGGTTCGTCCCCAATTGATTCCAGATAGGAACTCAGGTAAGTCGTCTCCTCGAATCCATTGAGTGTCGCTGTCGCTTCCGAACTCATGGACACAAGCGCCGAAAGGTATGAACTTTTTATCACGTATGTACTCCTCGGTTGTCATCTTTGATAGCGTGTAGCTTTTACTGTCCCAATACGTTTCAAAGTCAATGGTCAGTATGCGGTCATACGGTTTGCTCAATTCAATTTCTCCTTGGGTATTTTCATTGCCTCTTCGTCTGCAAATTTATTAAACAGCACAGACTCCAGCATAATTTTTACATCGTCTGGGCTTGCACCCATTGAGTACACATGTGCACCATACCCACTACGAGTGGTAGCAATAAATACACCAACGTCATCCGTGTCTTGCATAAAACAACGTACTACGCCCTCAATACATTCGCGTAAGTACTCGCGTTCATCTGCGGGCAATGCGTTAATAATTTTCTCAAAGTTTTCTGCGTTAATTGGTTCATCGTTCATGATAAGTAGCCTTTCAGTTGGTCTATGTTTTGCTCGTTGATAACGAGCGCTGTCCCCCCTGCGCCACGTATGCGGCTCAGATGAGATTCTTGGAGCGCAGTTGTTTTACCTGCGCCTGCTTTTGCTTCAATACCTATGAAGCTGCCCTTGGAACATACCAAGAAGTCAGGGACTCCAGAGTTACCGTACCCAGTACCGATGGGCATAGCGTAGTACGCACCCATTTCGTCCAGTATTTTTCTAATTTGCTTTTTAACTTTGACTTCTGGTGTAGCTGACATAAGTATTCTCCTGTTGAATTAGTGAGGGGGTCAAGTAGATTCCACGCCCCCTCAATCGTGGTTGGAACTAGGCACCACAAAGTTAAATCCGGCTAAGCACTTTGTTGTACCGACAAAACGTAGTCGCATCTACTAGGCTTGTACGCGTTGCCATCATGAACTGCTTAGCCTTGTTGTTTAATCATGCGCCTTATTTCTTGCATGGCGTCTTTCCAATTCTGTTGAAGTTGTTCAATCGTTTCTTGTTGTTCCTGCATTCGCAGATACGAATCCGCGCAGAACTTGGCCAAGGTCTCTTGGTTCCACGCTGCAAAGTTTGGCAGTTCTTTCATAAAGGTTTCTCCGTTGGTTTAGGGCAGTTTTGCGGTGGCACTACTACGCGAAGTTTACGCAGGGCCTTTTGCTCAATCTGCCGGATGCGTTCACGACTGAGATCAAATATGTTACCTATTTCTTCTAAGGTACATTCAGGGCAATTGAAACCAAATCGTAGCCGAAGTACTTTGTTTTGCCGTGGAGTTAAGCCATTTAATAAATTTTCAATTTCAACTACGATCTGCTGTTCTGCCAACTTCTCTTCCGGCGTAACAGGCGTATCAGGGTTCCATTTGGGTTGCGGTAGCTCTGGTATGTCCGCATCATGTACCCACCCGTAGTAATAATACGCGGTTCTTAGCTCAAGACTCACCCCTGCCATGGCCCCATAAGGTGTGTATTTGCCACTCTCCACACGCCCGTACCGCAATCTTTTAACAGTCGCCATAGCTACGGTTTCTCCGTTGGTTTAGGGCAATTCTCAGGGGGTACTACTACACACCATACAGCAGTCCATTGTTTGCGGTGGGCTATCCATCGGTCTATGTACGCATCGGGCATCCCCAATAACGCCCGCCGCATGGGTGAAGGTTTTGTCTCTAGCCGCTCAGCTATTTCAGATACGGGTAGGCCATCAGGATACTTTTGTAGCAGCATCCTTACAGCGTGGTGGTTGGACTTATGCATTCTTTTCCTCAAACGCGCCGTCTAGCCATGCATCCAGCTTCGCATGGAGCCAAGCCCGATTGCGCTCACCGATTGTTTGCCCGTTATCGGTCACCAAGGGGTTAGTCAGTAAGCGCCCAAACCCAGTACTAGAAGAAAACTCAATTTTTTCCTCTGATATCTTGACACCAATATCACCAATCGGTCTTGATTCAAATCCGTCTACCAATACTTCTTCAATCATGTGTTTTTCTCCTTCGGTTTAAATAATCCCATTGCAAGGAACCAATCTTGGAACACATCCGCAGGGCGGCATGCTAGGCATATGCCTCTGCTATCACGCGCCTTGGATATGGTGGCAACTATGTCTATCCAATCGTCTCGGTTCATGCCGTAGTGCATGCCCGGCTGCTCCCCAAAATTACGCGCTTCCTGCGCATCTATTATTTTGTTTGCCATATCCAAAGCATTCCTCAAGCGGAGCAATTCAAGCTCAATGTCTTTTAGTTTGGCAATAGTCTCAAATGTTTTTTCTTGTGAGTTCATGTGTTCTTCTCCTTTAATTTGGCTTCAACCATGTCAATTAAGTTACTTGGTGTATGGCAATTGTCGTAAAGACATTGCGCTTCTTCATCTGTCAGCCCTACCCACTCGCGGGGGACATCTAACGGCAGCAACTGACCAAGCGGCGTGAACCGTGGATCGTTCTTGTCCGTGCTAACGTGGTGGTTAGTGGGGTCATACCATGCAATAGTCATGTGTTCTTCTCCTTTAAAATAGTGGCCGCAAACACCATTCCTTTAATAAAGTATTCGTGGTCAAACATTGGGTTTTCTCCAGCAGGCATATCTTCTTTAGTCAGCCCTACCCATGTGCGCTGTG